AGCATTACTTGCATGGCTCATTCCATTCGTATTATCTAAAACAGGAAGTTTTTCATATCGAATAAATTGAAATCCTGCAAAATAATCCGTTTGGCCTTCTACCAATGCACGAATTGCATTATAATCCGAACTTTGTACTGCTTGTAAGTGAAGCATAGCCTCAATTTGAGCCTGTGAACACACAATAGTAAAAAGCGGATTACCGCCCTCATCGTATTGATCGGCTTCATTCTGAGCAAGTATTCGTCTTGCACGAAGAAGTTTATCAATTGTCAAAGGAAAATCAGCGTTAGTAGCAACTCCACTTGTACGTGGTTCTGCTGTACCTGATGCATACTTAAATGTAGCAGGAATAAACTGATCTCCAATTGTTGTTCCAGAGAGTGTTTTAACTGCACTAGATGAAGACCATACAACTTCTGTGGCTCCATCCATTGCACCACCTTCTGACTGATATGCAGAGCCAAAGGCAGCATCGACTATAATCTCATCCATTTTACGAGCCATAGCCATGCTAGTAGCTTCTGCATAAGGCTGAAAAACATCGTAATTCATACGACGCTGATCAAAACCTTCTACAAAAAATCCTGCATGATATGGTCGTGCTGTAACTCTCCTGCGTTGATGAGCAATAGATTGAACAGGGGAATCAGCAAACCGAGCATTCTTATTCTCAGCAGAAGCATTACCAATACGATCAATAAACTCTGCTATCCCTGAACAATCAAGTTTTTGGGATACCGCATTTCTCAATCTGGTAGTCTTTTGCTGTAAAGCATGCTGTACATCCTGCGCATAACGCTGGACATAACTGGTTTCTATATCACTAAATGATGGCATATTGTTTTTATTGAGTTAAAATTAAAAAAATAAGTAAAACAATAGCCTAGAGATTATCCAAAAGGATCTCAGAAAAACTTCTGGAGGTCATAAGATTGTCTCCTTTAGTATTTTCTTTGTTGGCCGACTTAACGCCCTGGATAAGCAGACTTAAATAATTTGTCCATTTTCTCCATGGCATCTTTGTGTCCAGGATTTCTGTTATCCCTGTATGCTTTAGAAAACTCAGGATCTCTATAATTTGATTGAATTTGATCTTGAGCATCATGTACAGAAATTTGGGATCGTCCTAGACCAGTTCCTACTACCAATTTGTCTTCACCTATCATGGCCCCAATTTTGGCAAATGCCTTGATCACCTCTGGGTGATTACCAAGACCTGTCTCGTCCATGATTTCATTAAACTCTGGAGTAGAAAACTGTGCAAATGCACGTTGCGCCTGATCTAGCTTTGCATCATAATTCTGTTGCCATTCTCGTTTTAATTCAATTTGAGAATCAACAGCAAAATCTGCAGTAGCTTTCTCGGATGCTTCGTTTTGTTCTTCTTGCACACTAGAATAGAGGTCTAACATATTTGTTGCTTGTTCTTGTGTTAAACCAATTTGATGGACTGCACTTCGATAAAAATCGAGATCACCGCCATCTTCACCAAACTCATAACCTTCTGGTGTTTCGGGTCTGCCTGTTTGGTTATAAAAGTTATCCCATGATTCTCCTTCTTGCGGTAAACTGACAAGGTTAGCAGGATCACCACCAATTTTCTTGACCGCATTAACGTAGGACTTTGCGAGTTTATCTACTGAGTCAAATGTTTGAAGGCTAGGTTCTGCCCTCAATCCTTCAGGTAAGTCAGCAGCATTAAATGCATACTGTTCTACCTGCTCAGTAACTTGTCCTGATTCCTCAGGGGCTACAGCTTCTTCTTCCATTATTATCTCCTTTGTTTATCTTTTGCTTCTTGTTGTAAATCTAGTCGCCTTTTTAAAGCATCTAGATCTGAATTTACTGTCTCCATTATTTGAACTACTACTGATCTTTGACCTTCTTGAAAGGCAGAGACATAAGGATCAGGAGTCTGTAAAAACTTATAAACATGAAATTTTTTAGCCAATATAGCAAGCAAATCTTGTCCTTGATCACTTTTAAATATATCACGAAATAGCTCAATTTCTCGTTTCCTTTCTGTAAAAGGGTAGTTCATGCTGCTTGCGCTCTTGTTGCTTCTGCATTAGCCTGTTTCTCATCGACCTCTGCTGTAGTTCGTGCTAGTTCTTGTTCCTGTTGTAATAACTTATCTTGTTCTTGTTTCTGTACAATAGCCTGTACTTCTTCTTCTGTTCTCAAGTTAGACATTGGAACTTGAAGGATTTCTGCAGTATTCTTCAGTATCTGTGCAGTATTAAAATACATTGGTATAGTTTGATCAATCTGTGCAAGTGGCATTATCATTTCGAACAATTGCACCATTGAGTTGACTTCACCACTTCTCATTGCAATTGAAATTGGATTTAAGTATTCAACTCTGAAACCTTCACTTATTTCTTCTGGCATCTCACCTAATGCTCCTGATCTTGTAAGTATAAAAGCTGTTCTCCTGATAAGTGGATCAAGAAGTTCGGCTTCCTGCCTTGCGAGCAACGGACCAAGTACAGGCATACGATTACGCATTCTAACTGACACTTCTGTTGCAGAGAAACGCATAATGTCTCCATCAGGTGCAACTGGTCCAGGTAATTCCAAAACATCAAGGAAATAGCCCTCTTTTATAGAAGTAACAAGTCTTGCATTAAGATCCTGTGCATATTCTATCCTTCCAGCATTTGGTACAGGGAATATTGTGTCTTTACCTCCAATCCCAACTGTATAATAGTTAATTGCATCAGGTGTAGTATCCAATGGATCAAGAAGACCCGAATCTGGAACAAACATAGGAGGAGCAATAGCTTTTTGCACACCTTTCAGATATACCTTCTCAACTTCATTGATTAAGCGCATATCTGGTAGTATCTCCCATGTTGGACCTCTACCATATATTTCCCGATCCGATCTTTCCCATCTGGCACATATGTAGGGCATGGTTTCATATCCACTAAATGATAATATCTTCTTTTTGTCCTTCAGATAGTGTATTGAGACATATGGAAACTGCCAACCTTCAGGTAATTCATTCTGATGAAGCCATGCTGGTGCAACATAATGGATTACATCATATTCTTCTAATAATTTCTCTCCAGATGCCTTTTTTACAATCTCTTCAGGTAATGAAGCTGGATCATAACGTGAAATCAGGTCTTTTGCTGTTTGTCTGTAGAGTCGGAAGACGGTATCAATCTCCATTTCTCCACCAGCAGCCAATACGCAGTCAGATAAAGGAAAGTTCCTGAAATGAGGCCCACGACCAGGAATATCTTCAACAAATATGATGCCAGTTCCAAAAGCACCTGCCTCAAGGTAATACTGATAGATTGCTGAGTGGAAGTTTGATGTTGGTCTTGAGATATGGTGTTTAATAATTCGTGTTGCATCTTCTAACCATAAAGCAATGTGTCGTTGGTTGTCTAAATATGGATGTCCTGTAGTTAAACGAAACCACTCTGCACCCATTGGTGTAAATACATTATGTATATTTGAGGCAAAGCGTTTCAATGACCTCATGGCAGTTCCTTCAAAAGCCATTTCAAGTCTTTCTTCACCTAGTGAACGTTTTGAAGTAAAATCGGAGCGATGAGGAAGGACATATTCTGCAATCTCCTGCCAGTTCCTTTCCCAAGTTGTACGCTTACCTTTTAGAAACTCGTATTGTTTTGATAACGAAGTTGCTAGTGGATCTTTTTCTTCATACATATTATTTAACTCTAGTTAATAAAGTCCTATGCTAATTTTTTTTGTACAGATTGATTAATTAGTGAAGGCATATTTTTTTCTCTTATTACTCTCTTATTTTTACCCGATTTGCCAGATGCATTAGTAGCTGCTCCTGCTACATTCCTTCTGCTTCCAGCACCGATTAACCCTTCCTCATCAGTAGTATTACCTGAACCATCATCACCTCCTCCTCCTAGTCCTGAACTTTGTACCAAATATGCTTTAAGGTATTCCATATTTGTCTGATGTGCTTTTTTAGTTTTATCATACTGTGCAGATACAATCTTTTCTGCATCTTTATA